ACGCTAGTAATCAGGACAAGATGTGGCTTAAGTGGATGAGGGAGATTAGTCGTCTCAAATTTGCCCATGAGAGTAACGTGTGGAATCCTAGACCAAGTGGCTTGTGCAAGAAACATTGTCTTGTGTTAGATTGTTCACATAATGGAAGGAACTGATCATGCCATACGTTAATACCCCACGTCCTTATAAGAAGGAATACCAAGAGCAAAAAGCCAGAGGCGAAGAAGAACGGCGCATGGAGCGTCAACGTGCAAGACGTGCCATAGATAAAAAATACCCCGACAAGAATAAGAACGGCGAGGCGGACATTAGGGAAGGTAAAGACGTAGCCCACGTCAAAGCCCTAGACAAAGGCGGTTCTAACAAGAACGGTGTATTCATAGAATCCGCAAGTGGTAACAGATCATTCAAGCGAGATTCAAAAAGTAACTTAGTTTCAGAGACCACAAAAAAAGAAAAAGGCGAGAAGAAACTAAGCAAAGTAATCAAGCTCAAATAATAAAAGAGCAACAGGAGAAATAATTGCAAGTCATAGACAATAAGCTATTGCTTTTAAATTTAAAGAACCCCGGTAAAGTAACAACAGTAATCCCAAAAAGTAAGGTAGTGCGTACACATGATACACACGCCGAAGTCGCCGTTAACTGGGGCTTGGACGAAGCACACGTCCTTAAGAACTTACAGATAAAAAACATCCCCTCCCCTATCATGGGGCAGTACAACTGGCCTGGGCTTTATAAACCGTTTGATCACCAAAAGACTACGGCATCTTTCCTTACCCTGAACCCGAGGGCATTTTGCCTAAACGAGCAAGGTACAGGCAAGACCGGATCGGTTATCTGGGCTGCGGATTATTTAATGAAGATAGGACGTATTAAGAGAGTATTGGTTATTTGCCCACTCTCTATTATGGATTCGGCATGGAGGGCTGATCTGTTTAAGTTTGCCATGCACAGGACAGTCGACATCGCTTATGGTAGCCGAACCAAGAGAAAAGAAATTATCAATGGTGGGTCTGAGTTCGTCATCATTAACTATGATGGTGTTGAGATTGTGGCTGAAGATATTATTAACGGTGGCTTTGATCTAATCGTGGTTGATGAGGCTAATGCCTATAAGAACGCCATGACAACTAGGTGGAAAACGCTTAACCGATTATTGAAACCAGACACTTGGCTTTGGATGATGACAGGAACACCTGCGGCCCAGAGTCCAGTCGATGCGTATGGCTTGGCTAAACTTGTTAGCCCAAAGAACGTTCCCAAGTTCTATACCGCGTTTAAAGACATGGTAATGTATAAGATTACACAGTTTAAATGGGTTCCAAAAGCCAACGCCGATAAGATTGTGTTTGAAGCACTGCAACCTGCTATTCGGTTTACCAAGGAAGAATGCTTAGATTTGCCTGAGATGACCTACGTTACAAGGGAAGTTGAGCTGACCCCACAACAGAAGAAATACTACGAACTCCTGCGTAAACAACTTGTAGTACAAGCATCAGGCGAACAAATTACGGCAGTTAACGCCGCTGTCGGGTTGAGTAAACTCCTACAAATATCTTGTGGCGCAGTGTATTCTGATACCGGAGAAACCCTGACGTTTGATATCAAGAATCGGTATAAAGTACTGCAAGAAGTAATCGACGAGACCAAGCAAAAGGTTTTGATCTTTGTGCCGTTCAAGAACACGATCAAGGTATTATCCGAAAAGCTACATGCAGATGGATTTACCACAGACATCATTAGTGGTGACGTATCGGCAGGGAAACGAGCAGAGATATTCCACAGTTTTCAGACTACCACTAACCCAAGAATCCTTATCATCCAACCCCAAGCGGCGGCTCATGGTGTAACCCTAACTGCGGCTGATACAGTCGTTTGGTGGGGGCCGACTCCGTCTCTTGAAATTTACGCACAGGCAAATGCCCGGGTGCACAGGGCCGGACAACGTCACCCAGTGACTATCGTAAGGCTTCAAGGATCAAATGCTGAGAGACATTTGTATAAACTATTAGATAACAGAATAGACGAAAACACAAAATTAGTTGAACTTTACAAAAATCTACTTGAATAATGTAAAATTTGCTATATAATACTAGTACGGTAGCGAGAACAAAACAAGACCACTACCTTTTTTCAACAGGAGAACAATATGACAGACAACATTTCTATAGAGAAACTGACCCAAGTCTACATTAAGATGCGGGACAAAAAAGCAGAACTTTCAAAAGAGCTCGAGGAGAAAATAGGTAACATTGATGAGAAGATGAAGACCATTAAGATGGCTATCTTAGATCAAATGAAAGACCTAGGTGTCGAGAGCTTACGAACTGATTCCGGTACTGTATATAGAACTACCAAGACTCTGTATACAACATCGGATTGGGAATCTATGCACAAGTTTATTCTTGAGCATGGTGTGCCTGAACTATTGGACAAGCGTTTGCAACAAACCAATACCAAGGCGTTTTTAGAAGAGCATCCGGACTTACTACCGCCCGGACTTAATGCTACAACAGAGTATTCCGTAACCATAAGGAGAAAGTAATGGACGAAAAATTTGTCCCGATAGAAGATATTGCGGATCACTTCGCAGTATCGGTATCGACAGTCCGTGCATGGATTCGGCAAGACTTAATTCCGGCTTTGAAGATTGGCGGTGTATACCGTTTTAAGATATCAGATGTGGAAAAAACCTTGCGTGAACTCAATGGCGGAGATTTGCCAGTAGAAGAGAAGGATGGGAGCATTCGTGTGAAGGTTGACCCTCACCAACTTGCCCTCGATTTTAGCCCCGATGAAGATGTTTAACAGGAGAAAATAAATGAGCGATTTAACACTATTTAAAGGCGGACTGCCAGCCTACCTAAAAAACGCAGTTGACGATACTACCAATGCTTTAGCAGGTGGTGAACTTGGAGCACGTCGTATCTCTATTAAGGGTGGCGTCTTCCGTGAGTTTATCGGTGGTAAAGAATACCGAGTGTCCGAAGAACGTGCCATGAACGTGGTCATCATCAAAGCCGCACCGAAAGTTTCTCGTAAGTTCTATGCAGGTACTTATGTTGAGGGTGAGGTAGTTGCCCCGGCTTGTTGGTCAACCGATGGTATGCGCCCCGATGAAGGCGTGAAAGAAAAGCAGTCTGCTACTTGCATGAGCTGTCCACAAAACATCAAGGGTTCAGGCCAAGGTGACAGCCGTGCTTGCCGTTACGAGCAACGCCTTGCCGTTATTATTGATGGCGAGATTGATAAAGAAGAAGTTTATCAGTTGGTGTTACCGCCCACTTCCGTGTTTGGTGATGGCGAGAAAAAGAAACTCCCACTACAAGCATACGCACGTCACTTAAAGAGCAACGGTCTACCTGTTACTGGCGTAGTTACGGAGATGCGTTTTGATACTGCAAGTCCCACACCTAAGTTAGTGTTTAACCCTATCCGTGGCGTGACCGAGGAAGAGTTTGAAGTTATTCAACGCTTGGGTAATTCTCAAGAAGCAATCTCCGCAATTACTATGACAGTCGCACAGACTGATGGCGTAAAGAACAAACCCAAAGTCTTTACATCTCTTGACAAACCTAAAGCGGAAAAGGTTGTTGAGAAAGTAGAAGCCGAAGAAGTAGAAGAACCTAAGAAGTCAGTAACGAAGAAAGCTACTGCAACTGCCGAGCCGAACCTAGCCGATTTAGTTGGTGAGTGGGACGACGCTTAAGTTAGTTCAGGGGGGTAACTCCCCCTATTCTTAGGGTTTTTATGAATACGGATTTCCTACAACAAGTCCTCGGGGACGGGGGATACTATTGTATTGTTGGTCTGAAAAAGGATTCGGACAAGCCTGTACAGAAGTTTTTCCAAAAGTTAGAAGATGCGGTAGCCGTAGCACATAACCTTAAAGACAATGGCTATGATGCGTATTACGCATTGGCTACGTTTAATGATGGCAAGTCTAGAAAAACAGCAAACGTCAAACAACTTAAGTCGTTGTTTATTGACCTTGATTGTGGCCCCGGCAAACCATACGAGACACAAGCCGAAGCGATTCAGTCTTTAAAACAGTTTTGTAAAGCTACAAGATTACCCAAGCCATCCCTTGTTAATTCGGGTGGTGGCATACACGCATACTGGGCATTGGCCGAAGCTATATCAAAAGATGAATGGCTACCCTTGGCTGAGAAGTTAAAGAGCCTATGTGACGACAATGACCTCCATGCCGATCCAGTTGTGACTGCAGATTCGGTGCGGATTCTTCGTGTGCCGGATACACTTAACTTCAAGAATGATGAGCCAAGACCTGTAACTTTACTGGGTTCGGCAGCGCCGCCCATTGAGTTAACCACAGTAAAAGATCTTATAGGAGAAGTAGTCCTATCTCGCAAACCATACATCCCACGAGGAGAAATGGACGAGGTAACTAAAGCTATCCTAGGTAATTACACCAATAGATTTAAGACCATACTGATCAAAACTGTTAAGGGCGAAGGTTGCCAACAGTTAGCGCACATCATTAAGAACCAAGCCTCAATGTCCGAGCCGATGTGGAGAGCCGGGCTATCCGTAGCTAAGTTCTGTATTGATGCAGATAAAGCGATTGAGAAAATATCTAGCGGTCATCCTGAGTATTCGCCCGAGATGGCGGATAGAAAAGTTAGAGGTATCAAAGGTGGGCCTTATACCTGCACGAAGTTTGAAGAGTTTAACCCTGGTGGTTGCGAAGGTTGTCATAACAAAGGGATCATCAAGTCCCCAATCGTATTAGGCCGAGAAGTACAAGAAGCAAACGAAGAAGATAACATTGTTGAGGATACCCCTGCCGATGCGCCCCAAGGCCATACGCAGACTTACATAATTCCTAAGTACCCTGAACCGTACTTTAGAGGAAAGAATGGCGGTATCTTTAAACGAGTGATAAAAGAAGATGATGAAATAGATGTATTGATTTACCACAATGATTTATACGTTACAAGGAGATTAGTTGATTCAGATGTTGGAGAAGCGGTAGTCGTTAGACTACATTTACCCCGGGATGGGGTTAGAGAATTTACAGTACCTCTGTCAGCCGTGACATCAAAAGAGGAGATTAGAAAACATATGGCAATGCACGGAGTTGCCGTAATGAAGATGGATGAAATAATGTCATATATAACCACATGGGTTAACCATATGCAACACGATGCGGCGGCAGATGTTGCGAGAAGACAGTTCGGATGGACAGACAAGAAGCATGAAGCGTTTGTTGTTGGAGACAAAGAAATTAGGGCAGATAGGGTAGACCACAACCCGCCATCAAGTGCTACGGCACAACTGTTCGGTGCATTTACAACGCAGGGTTCGTTAGATGCTTGGAAAGAAGCGATGGAATTTTACAACCGACCCGGCATGGAGCTACATCAGTTTGTTATAGGAATGAGCTTTGGCTCTATCTTTACCGATTTTACTTCAATCAACGGAGCATTACTGCACATCTTTAGTCCGGACTCAGGTATTGGTAAGACAACCGCTATGCTTGCAGGGGCTAGTATCTGGGGTAACCCAACCAAGTTAGTTCTTAAGGAAGCCGACACTGCGGCATCTAAGATGAACCGAGCCGAGCGTTACAAGAATATTTGTTTATGGATGGACGAGGTAACTAACTCACCGGCTAAAGACTTAAGTGATTTTGTGTATCAATACACATCCGGGTCACAGCGTAACCGTATGTCAGGTAGCGCTAATGAGGAGCGCACAAGGGGTGAAATGTGGCAACAGTGCGGTATCAGTACTGGCAACACAAGTATCATGGAGAAGATTGGCGTTATCAAGGCTATGCCTAAAGGTGAAGCTATGCGTATCCTAGAGATTCGTGCATATCCTATGCTTGGTCTGGTTAAAACAGATACAGACGAACTTAGTGAAAAGATCTTAAGCAATTATGGTCATGCCTATCTACCGTTCCTTCAGCACGTAATGAATGATATTGAGGGTACAAAAGAGACGTACAAGCAGACACAACTTAAACTAGATAAAGCTTGTGGGTTCGGCCCGGCAGATCGTTTCCACTCTGTTATCGGCGCAGGGGGTATCACCGGACTGCTCATGGCTAAGAAAGCAGGACTAATAAACTATAACGTATCTGCAGTGGTGCAGTGGTTACTCAACGCCGTATCCAGTATCAAAGAACAAGTTAGTGCAATGGATGTGGATGCCGAGACAACACTCACAAACTTCTTGGCTGAGAATTACAACAACATTCTTCGTATCAAGAGCACGGACGATTCTAGGATTAACAACAACTCTGGCCTAGAACATTTGGTTATTCCAGATGCAACGCCGAGAGCAGCTATGATCGCACGATACGAATACGACGTTAAGATGCTGTTCATTTATCCCAAGCCACTTAAAGAGTGGTGTACTAAACAACAGATAAATTATCAAGGATTTGTTGACGCACTCAAGCGGGGCCGCACCAAGGCTAAGATTGGCAAGAAACGGATGTCCAAAGGTACACATATGAACCTACCTTCGGCGGATGTATTGCACATTAACTGTGAGGAGTTTTTAGATGACGTACCCGAAGCAGTGGACAAAGGGATG